ATGCTTTATAAAGTGTATCAAATCTATCATTACCCTTTATCATAGTAAATTTTTCTTTAGTCATAGAACCAATCTTCTCACATGCTGCACCACCAATGATATAAAGATTTTGCGTCTGACCTGGCACGTAATCTTTTATATCACATATCAGTATTTTCCCATCATTATAACCCCAACCAACTACAGTTGCAGGGATTTTGTCAACTTCTCCATCATAAACAATTGTATGTTTGTACATCTGTTTAACTCCCTCATTATTTATATTTTTATTTAATACACCTTCTACAATTAACTTAGCAATACCTTCATGATCTAGTTTCTTAGCTTTCTCATAATCTTCTTTATTATCACAGAAGAAACTTTCAATTAATACTGCTGTAGGATTTGAACTATTTAAGATATATAATCCTTTATCTAATTTAGCTCTTCTATTTCTAAATACTGTACCTAGCTTATTACATATTCTAGTTGCATATTCTAAACCTTTATTACTATAATATAGAACTTCTGAACCTTTTCCTTGACCATCACTTGCATTTAGATGTAGTTCTATAAGTAAGTCATAGCCTCCACCGTTAACTCTAGGTATTTTATAAGACTTTTCTTCATTCTTAGTTTTAAACTGCTTTTCAGGACATATTATTACATCTACCTTATGTCCTTCTTTTCTAAATGTATCTGCTAATACTGGGGCAAGAGATTTATTGTATTGGTATTCGTTAACTACCCCATCAGCAGAAGTGCATGCACCACTTTTTAAAATACTGTGTCCTACTGTTATACATATTTTCATTATTTACTACCTCCTTTAATATTTAATTCATCTGTCATAGTATCTAATAAACTACCTATTCTATCTTTTAATTTTTTAGGCACTGGTAACCCACACAAATACATATTTTTTAATATACTTACACTTTCATATAGAATAAATAAAATAGAGAAAAATTCAGATATTCCTAGATGATTTAGTCGTAAGAAATCAACCCAATCTTGTGGCAACATAAATAAAAAGTTAAACTTTGTTAGAATGTCAACTACTGCTAGAAAAAATATGCATGCTATCATTGCAACTTTTCTTATTCCTCCATTTATTCCAAAACTTGAATTAAACTGATGTGTTTTTATTGCTCTTAAGCAACCTAGTAATGTATCAAATGCTATTGCTAATATTACTAATTTTATAAATATATTTGTTGCTAAAAAAACTATTGTTACGTTCATAATTCCTCCTTATTTTGCATTAAAATAAGACTTAGAATTATCTAAGCCTATAAAAAAGAACCTATTTTGTAGGTTCTGTTCCTTCTACTACTCCACTTTCTCTAATTATATAATCCTCTACAGCTTTTCTGTACTCTATGTTAGTCACGTCATCCAACTCAAATTCTCTATTTTTCAATGGGTTTAACCCTCCATTTAATATTCTCTCTGCTAATATTCTTACAACAACTTCATTTATATTCATTATAATAGCCCTCCCACTTTTTCATTTTCATTTAGTAATATTTGATTCTCTAGCTCTTGTATTCTCTTTTCTTCTTCTGAAACGAATATTGGTATTTCTTCCAAAATTGGTTCTTTTGTTTCTATATTTATACCTATAATTCTATTTTTAGTATAATCTATACTTCCATACGGAATATCAATGCAATGTAATTCTGTTATTATATCATGCTCTAATATATCCCCTGTTGCTTCTCCAGTTTGGAGTAATATTTTCCCAATTTGGTCACATATAATTCTATTTGCTCTATCCATTTTATTTATCACCACCTAATTTATTTAATAAATTTTAATAGCACGCCAGTAATAACTGGCAACAGCATTAATAGTAGCAAAAGCAGGTAAATGAATGAGATTATCAGTCATATGAATATCAAGCTTATTATGCTGATAAAGGCCACAATAAGTGACTTTATATTCACTATCAGAACTTCCTAATTGTATATCGCAAGTAAAAACAAAATCTTTGCTAGAAGAAGTAGGCACATCATAACATGCAAAAACAAAAAGTTTGTTTTTACTTTTAGTATAGCTATTAACATAATCACATTCAGCATAAAAAACATTAGGAATGAAACCTAAATTTGAAATAGTAATCCAATCATAACGTATAGCCTCACGAGTTGAATTATATACAAGAGCTTTTTCAGTACCATTTGTATAAACAGGAGTAGTCCAACCACCAGCAACCTTATATTTAGCATTTAACTGAGATATAGTATTGTTAGCTTGTGTTAACTGATTCATCAAATCTTGTACACTAGCGTCTGAACTATCAAAACTTGTTTTTATTTTCTCTGATAACTCAACAAGTGTGTTATTCAAACTTGCTTCTATATTCTTTAATGCTAAAGTATTTATAATACTTGTTTTACCAGTTTTAAATGCATCTTTAATTTCTATCCATTTATTTGTAACTTCATCTGTTGTAGAACCACTTGGAAGGGGTGCAATTCCTCTGCTTACGCTTACAACTTTTTCTACTGTAGCATTGGCACTGTCTGTAACAACTATTTTAAGAGTATGCAGTGCATTATCTTCTAATGTATAGTTAATTGTCTTTTCAAGAGTTAAATCGGTTGTTATAGTTTCTTTTAATACATCATCTATAAAATATTCTATTTTAGTTAACAATGTAGGGTCTGTGTGGTCAGCTTTAAATGTTGCTGTGCTTGAGTTATATGAGGATATGTTCAAAAATGGTAATGCTTGTAGTAATGTTATTTTAGCATAACCATGAGCATTACTAGTATTATCACCTGCGATACTATTAACATTTTCTAACCAATATTCAGATGTAGGTATATATCCTTTTGGTTTATAACTATCTTTAGTTAAAACATATCCGCTTCCACCTCCACCTACACCACTAGAAGAAGCTCCAGCACCACCATACCAACCACCACCGCCAGCACAAACATTACCAATACCACCTTTTCCAAATGAACCATTGCCATTACTATTAACAGTTACACCACCTTCGTATTGAGTGCCACCAGTACAAGTAGTTCCAGCACCAACACCCATGCCACCTGCAAATCCACCACCTAAACCAATTGAAGAAAAAGAAGAAGTACCAATAGAACCTCCGCCCCCTGCTACAATTATACGTGATAATAATCCTTGCTCATCATTCCAAACACCTCCAATAAGTCTTATATCGGTAGCTCCGCCTCCACATGTTGTAAATTTAGGGTCTACACCTTCATTAGGACCTCTTCCCCCTCCATTAAAACCAGCCCAGTCGCTAATGTTACTAAACTTTTTGTACCCACTTTCACCAGCGTAAACATATAATATAGTTTCTTTTTTTAATGTGAGTTCTCCTTTAGAATAGCCACCTTTAGCACATTCAGTCCACTCATCAAAACGACCACCTCCACTAGCACCCCAACATTCTAATTTATACTTCCCAGGTTTTAATATAACTTTTTTCCCTGTTCCAATATAATTAAAATTCCATTCAGTAGTCATTTTTATCACTCTCCTTTCTATATAGGTAACATATCATTTTGTATAGATATATTAACCTCGTTGAAATTTTCTATCTTTGCAACAACTTCATCTATTGCCCCTTGCACAGTAGTAGCAGTAAGTTTACTTGTAGCATTATTATAACTTGTTTTCTCTGCTGTTGTTTCTATACTATCTACACTAGTTTTTACCTCATTTAATGCACCAACTATATTTGTTTTATCTGTTGTAGTAAGTTGTGTTGTATCCCCTATTTTCTCGTCAATTTCTGTTTTAGCAGTTTCTATGTTGCTTTTTAATTCTGTTTTAGTTGTATCAATTTTAGTATTAACAGTACCTATTTTAGTTTCTAAGTCTTGTATATCTTTGAGTGTTGCAAAGATTATTGTTGGGTCAATTTTAAGTTCTATATTATTTACATTAGATACAATAAGCACAGTTTTAACCTTCATGTCTACCACTGCACCTTGTTCTATAGAAGGTTTATAACACTCTTTGTATTTAGAAATGGCAATTAAATTATTTTCATCATCTAAATATCCTATTTCTCTTATCATAAACCCGCCTACACTTGATGGTATTAAACTCTCTAATATTATACAATTTGGTGCAGTTTCATCTGTAGTTGTATTTCCAATATTGCCTTCCCATACCACATTTTTGAGAGCTGTCTGACTCTCAGTTGGAGTATATTCACTCCCTCCTCCATCACCAAGTTGAATTTTTACAAATCCCACTTTATTACCTGTGACACTTGCATTTGCTATCTTTGCTTTCCCTACATCTGTAATTATAGTGTAATAACTTTTATCTATAGCCAATATATCACCTCCTAAAATATTGTTACCTCTTGGTATCCAACTCCATTGCCAGTTAATACATCAATTTCTCCATAAGTTTCTATATCTGGTGGACTCCAAGGGTATATAGTTATTTCTTGACCCATTAGGGTTGTTATACCAAAAT